GAGTCACGTTGGAAGAACAGCGCCGGACGGTACGTGGTACAGTCAGAGCTGTCAACGGAGGCGAGATTGCTTGAGACGAAAATCTCAAAGCCGTACAGGTTGCCAACCAGACCATTTCTGATCGAGTTCTGCATACCGACTTCGCCGACGAACGCTTGCTCTGTGTAACGGGTGTTACCGAGCATACGCTTTTTCTCGACCGGAGGGATGACCAAGAAGCGGTCACGACTCGGGACGTTTTCGTCATCAAAGTCTTGTACGATTTCTCGCACGCCAGCGTCGGAAATGGCGGAACCATTACCGGAGCCGGTCTGCACCCACGTAGTCGTTCCGTCACCGGAAAGAGCTGAACCGTAGATCGTACCGGCTGAACCCCAACCTGCGCCGAGGGTCACGAGGGCTGTATCTACCTGCTTGGCGAGGGCGTAGCCCGCGTCATCGGTGAAAAACCGACGTAGAGAAGGTAGGGCTTGGAGTTCGACGATGTCATCCATTATGCGCGCATAGTGGTAATGCTGGTCGATCACTACTGTTTTGTGAGTCGAGTCAGCGTACGCGATAACGGTAACAGCCGAACTGCCTGTTTTGCTGTTCGCACTGGATCGGCCCGGTACGGGAATACGAATCGTATCACCGATCTTGCCGATATGGGGAATGAGTGAAACTAGCCCAGCGAGTACGAGGTTTGCCTTGTACGCAGCCAGTGTTTCAATCGCCCACATTTCCGGTACGAAATCCGCAGCATCCGTCGTATCGACGGAGTTTTGGATGTCGAAATTGGAAGCAGTCATTAGGTTGTACCCCTAAAGTGTGGTGGTTAAAAGAACAGGAGCTATCCTGATTTGACGTAGCGGCCCTCTTTGATTGCAGACGTTAGTTCCGCCTGAAAGGTGGGAGAGCGGTATTTGGTCGGCTCGTCTTGTATCATTTTTAGAACGTCAGCCTCGTAGATGTTTTCCTTTGTGCTGATAGAGCCTGCGGGGCCAGCGCCTTCGGTGCTGACAGTTTTCGCTAACTCTACCGGTGTTTGCACGGGGGCAACCGGCTCGGCTGGTCTGACGGGTTTTAGGGCGTCTTGGAAATCATTAAAGTCTTCCAATAGCCGACGAGCAGCGCGGACTTGCGACAAGCCCTCACCCTTGGCAGCCTCGACAAAGTCATCCTGTCGGCTGGGGGTGCGACTTGCGAACGCTCGAAACTCTTCGGTTCCTACGATAGCGTTGATGTCGCCGAAGTCAGTCAAGAGAGCGTTGTTCGCTATGAGCAAGTCTCGTTTCTCGGCTTCTACATCATCAAGCACTTTCTGAGCTGCATTGTCCTGCGCAACGACTTTCCTGATTGTTTCAACTGGTCGTTGAATCAGGTCGTCGCCTGATACGTCTATCGTTTCCTGTTCCACGGGTTGCGGCGCTACCGGTGTTCGTTGAAGCTGGGTCAAGTCGGTAACCACTCCGCGCAACGTGCCAAGTTCGTTCTGAATTTCACCGAGACGCGATTCCGCGTTTTGGTGCATTTCAATCACTTGCTCAGTCGTTTTGCCGTCATACTTCGACGGTGCGGGTGCTGGTTCGACCTTCACCGGCTCCGGGGCGACGGGCGCTGCTGGTTCAGCAGGGCTTGGCGTCTTTGCCGGTACGTCGGGTGCTGGTGCAAGAATAACAGACATCGGTCTGTGTTGTACTACATTTACTGGTGCTTGTGCCACCATTTTTCCTCTCCTCGGTTGCGGCCTGCGTTATTGCAGGTTAGCGCGAATTCTAGTGGGGGACTAGCGGGGCTTGTCTTCCCCGTGGTCTGCATAGAACTTTTTGTCCTTAGCCACTTTTTCTTTCTGTACTCTCTCCCATTTATCGTACTGAGTAGTGAAGTCGGGGTCTGTACCTGACAACGCTATAGTCGGACAGGAGATCATACGCTTTGTGTAACCGCCGCAGTTCGGGCAAGTGCCTGTTAAGACATCTGGCTTAACGAACGCTTCGTTCACGTTTCCGCAGCTTTTGCAGCGGAAGTCAAAATACATGAACTTACTCAAGAGGCTGGTCGTCTTCGTCGAGCTGCTCGACGTACTCTTTCTGCTTGGCGATATGTTCGGGCAGGGTGAGTAATTCGTTCAGCAGCTCGAAGCGGCCTCGATGCTCTCGTACATCGCTCATGTCTTTAGCGCCGAAGAACATGCGGTCTTTCAACTGCACTTGTTCTTCCCGCCATCGCTGCACCATAAGTTGCCATCCTTTCGTCTGGAACGTATGATCCATCGCTTGATAAAATTCTTTCTGTTCGGGTGTCAGTTTCATGTCTCCCTCCGAGACTGTTAATTCAGGGCGTTGCCTTCCGCTCGCGCTATTCGCTCAAGTCGTGGACGACTCTCTGGTTCTTCCGAGAACGTGATCGGCTTTAGTGTGACGGTCTTGCCAGTCACCTTAATGAGAAAGAACTTGTGGTCTGGGTTGCGCTCGAAGTTCTCAAGCACGTCGTCGATGTTCGGCTCTATCCAGAACACACCTCGGTTAGCGTCGGTGCCTAGAAATTGGCTCATTTCTTCTTCCCTTTGTCTATGGTGAGCGCCTTCTCTTGTATATCAAGGCTCCTACTGGTGAGTGCGTTCTTGTCGTCCTGAATGTCGAGGCCGCGAGAGACGTTCTCGCCGTCTTCCATATCGTTCACCACGTTGGCTCGCTTGATCAGCGAAGCCTCTGGCATGGCGTCCGTCTCGGCCTCGGTCTTCTCGGCTTGTGCTTCCTTGAGTTCGGCCTCTTCAAGTATCTTGGCCGTCTCAGCCCGCAGCTTATCGGCTGTCAGTACTGGTATCTCAAGTTGGGCTTTCTTAGCGGCAGCCTCTTCCGGCGTCTCTTGCTTGTTCTCGATAGCCTTCAAGGCTTGGAGAACTTCCGACCGGACTGGTGAGCCGCTGTGCTCAAAAATGGCCCGTATGATCGGCATAGAGGCCGGAGAATCCGCGCCAATTACCGACAACATATTGACCATGAAATTGGCTTCGAGTTCTCGGGCCATGATACCGATGCTACCCTTCACTTGGAATTCGTAGTCTTGCGGGTATCGGCCCGGCTCGAACTGCATTTTTAGACGGAGTACCCGTCTAATGAGTTTGTTCATGTAGCCTTCGATGTTGTACATGGTACGCTTCGAACGCTTGATAAAGGACGAGGCGGCAAGGGCTGACCCTGTCGCTGATTCGTCCCGCACGCCCTGACGCAAGCCCTGACTGTCAAGAGCACCAGTTGCCTGCTGCCCCATTCGTTCCAAGTCTTGCACATGGGCGTACGAGTTCTGGTCGGGTGAGCTAACCCTGAATTCTTTGAGTACTTCGTTAGGATTGCCGCGCGTACCCCACATTTTGCCCGGCCATGCGTTCATATTACTGTTGGGGGGCAAGCGAGTGAGGTCACCGGCAAACATGGGCATGTTAGACCATGCCAGTCCGTCTATGCGAGCACGCATTTCTGCGTCCATTGCGCGCTGCACGTTGGCAGCTTTCTCACAGACGCCCCGACCGTAGAACCTGCCGGGGACGGCTTCGTGCTGGTAAGAGACGATCAGTCTCTCGCCAGTTAAGAGGGGGTTTTCAATCGCTCGCAGGAGTGTCGTCTCGTTGGCTATCGTAATGATAGCTTCCGTCGTCAACTCCTCGGGGATTGCTTGAATCATTTCCTGAGTCAGCGGTGTGCCCTTTCCCTCGGCTATCGCTGCGTTAAATTCCCGCGTAGGAACCTCACCGTAGTATTCGGTGATGTAAGCGACCTCTCCCTGATCGCGGATGTTACCCTCTTCGGTATCGCCGCGGTTTTTGGAGATAATACGAGCCTTAAAGGCTCCAACCTTCGTCTTGTAATACATGCCACGCAGTTGCCGACCCTTCAGCGTGCTGAGAGGCATCAGAAACTCGTGTGCGCAGCCTTTCATGTCGTCAATGTCACGAGCAGACGGGTCTGCTACGAACTGTCCCGGCTCAATGGCTACGGGCTTGACGACGACGACCTCTTCCTCGTTTACGACCAACTTTTTGTCTTTGTCGCGGGTCATAGACTTCTTAATCTTGGTAGAAATCTGTATTTTGGTAATTCCGGTGCCGTACAGGCAGCCGTTAAGGGCCGTCAGCGCAAATTCGTCTATAAAACCCTCGTCTTTGAGGTCTTGAACGAGTAATTTGCGCGCTGCGTCCACATCGGTGGTATCTTCATCGCCTAAATTGTCGGGCAGGTCGATGAAGTACTCACGGCCAAGTACGGCCTCGATTATCTCAGCCGACGTGAGATCAACTGACATGCTGGTCAGTGGTGAAATGATCCGTGAGCGCTCTGTCTTGAAGCTTTTGTGCTGTGGCATCCAAAAGCCGCGCCACTTAGCGTAGAATTCGTCCCACAGGTTCTCAAACTTGCTGTCTCGAAGCCTGCGCCACGGAACGATGTCCGCAATCACGCTTCCGACAAGAGTCCCTCGTGCGCCGCCCTCCATCTTGGGCTTGTCTGTGGCGACTTCACGCTCTTTTACAACTTGATTAGGCATTTAGTATCCTGCTCTCTCGTCTTGTGGATTGTACTTGGTCTGCGCTTCTATCTCTGCAATATCGAACTTGCTGATGTTGACAGGAGCAAGCTGGTCTATGTAGGCCAGCGCATCGACCAAGTCATCATGTACGTAGCGGGAGGGGAAGCTGACAGCTTGGTCAATGAACTTCTCGTTCCAATCGCCTTTGATAAGATAGATGTCGCCCTTCTGCGCTCTACCCTGTAGCGCCCATTGGATGCGATCATACTTGGCTTTGTTGCCGTGCGTCGTCGGGCGGATTTCGAACCACCGGTTATACCGGGCCATGTACTCTGTCATGTATGGCTCGACTGCGTTCTTGAGTGCGCCCTTTTCTATTCCTATAAGGGGCGTCTCGTATTTCTTTGCTGTGCGTACGATACGGTTCGCTGTCTCGCGCACTCCCCACTTGCCATTGGGTATGTCTCGCACGAACCAGCGTCCTATCGCGTCAATGCTCACGACCGCCATTGCGGTATCATCAAGCTTGCGCATTTCCTTCTTACGGTCGGGGTCGGCGGCGAAGCCTGCCAGATCGACCGAAAGGAACGTCTCGTAATGTGCCGGGGGCAGTTCGTCGATGATCTTGAACTGATCCGCTCTGAATAGCTGGCCTTCTGCCGTGATGAACTTGGCCTTGATTTCCTGCTCGTAGAGGTCGGAACTTCCGCGAGCGTACTCTTTTGCCAGTGACAGGCGCTCGTCTTCGTGTATGAGCGGGTTGTCGTCCATCGAGTAGTTGAACACGGCCCAATCTTCGGCCTCAATGCCCATCTGAACCAACTCGTAAAAGTGGTTGCGCCCCTTTGGTGTGCCTATGAATAATGCGCCGCCGCGACAATCCGCGAGGGCGGGCCTGATGATCTCGGGCCATACACGGGGAGGCATATCTGCGTATTCATCGAGAACCGCAAACCTTAGTTTCATCCCTCGGGCTGCATCCGGGTCATCCATGCCTAATAGGCGAATACGGCAGCCGCCCAACTCCTCGGGCAGTTCTACCATAGAGGTTTTCTCAAGAGTCCGACACTCTAGGCCGGTAGCCTTTTCGATCTCTTGAGCAAACTTCTTGAAGTACGGCCAAGCATTACGCCGGGCCTGCTCTCTATCTGTTGCTACGTAAATTACTTCTGACGACGAGTCGAGTTCGACCCCCAACGCGTTGACCGTTGCCAGCGCCTCCTCAAAGCAGCGTATGACGCTATAGACGGTCTTACCGAACCGGCGACCCGCTGCCACGATTTTGAATCGCGCTGGGTTCGCATGT